GGTATCGGTGAGGAACTCACTGCTCTCTCAAAGTTCAAGGAGATGAAGGAACTCAAAAAGACTGATGGTGCGCGCAAGTCTAAAATTACTGGGATTCCCAAATTGGATGATGCCAACAAAGCTGGAACAGCCCAATCTTCTAAATGTACACTGATTGTGACGGAGGGTGATTCGGCAAAGACATTGGCTGTCGCCGGTCTCTCTGTGGTTGGTCGTGATCATTTTGGGGTATTCCCACTCCGTGGTAAGTGTAAGAATGTGAGGGATGTTTCAGTCTCCCAACTCACATCTAACCAGGAGTTTAATGATCTCAAGAAGATCTTGGGGCTTCAACAAGGTAAGGAGTACAAGGATGTCTCAGAGCTTCGTTATGGCCGTCTCATGATTATGACAGATGCCGATAATGATGGAAGCCACATCAAGGGTCTCATTCTCAACATGATTCATTACTTCTGGCCGAGTCTCCTCAAGTTCAACTTTGTTGTGAGTATGGTAACCCCCATCATCAAGGCATCCAAGGGGTCTGACTCAAAGTCATTCTACACCGATTCAGCATTCCGCACGTGGTATGGAGAGGGGAAGAATGGGTGGCGTATCAAATATTACAAGGGTCTCGGTACCTCCACATCTGCAGAGGCTCGGGAATACTTCAAGAAAATCCAAGAACTCACCGTGAAGTTTGATATGGATGTCATGACAGATGATTCTATTGTTCTCGCGTTTGACAAAAAGAAGGCTGATGCGCGTAAAACGTGGCTTCTTGAGAGTACCGCAAAAGATGCCACAGAGTTGGAAGTACCCTATGGACATGTCAAGCAACTCACTATCACCGACTTCATTTACAAGGATCTTGTGAATTTCAGTCTCGCTGATTTGAAGCGTTCGATCGCCCACGTTGCAGATGGTCTCAAACCGTCCCAAAGGAAGGTTATGTATTCGTGTTTCCAAAAGAATTTGACTGCCGAGATGAAGGTGGCCCAATTGGCTGCGTATGTCGCCGAAAAGAGTTCCTACCACCACGGTGAAGTATCCCTGGCAGATACGATCGTGAAGTTGGCGAATGACTATGTGGGTTCTAACAATATCAATCTACTTGAACCGTGTGGTCAATTTGGTACACGACTTATGGGGGGTAAGGATGCCTCACAAACGAGGTACATTTTTACACGGTTATCGAATCAGACTCGATCCATCTTCGATGCTAAGGATGACGCCATCCTCAACTATCTCGATGACGATGGGAGGTCTATCGAACCCGAGTTTTATATGCCAACCCTACCAATGGTTCTCGTGAATGGGACTGAAGGTATCGGTACAGGATTTAGTTGTTACGTTCCCCCATTTAACCCAAAGGATATTCGAGAAAACATTCTCAATCACATCACGGGTAAACCCATTCAAAAAATGAAACCTTGGTTCAGGGGCTTCAAGGGGCGTGTGTTTGAGCAAGATGATACATGGATAACCGAAGGGGTTTGGAAAGTTATCAGTCGCACGATCAAAGTGTCTGAACTACCACCCGGGAGATGGACCCAGGATTACAAGGAGTATCTCGATACCCTAGTTGAAAAGAAGGTGATTGGGAATTACACAAATAACAGTACAACAGAAGACGTTGACTTTGTTATTCAGGAGTATACTGGTAAGGATATCATCAAAGATCTCAAGCTCCAAAAGACTGTTCGTACGACGAACATGCACCTATTTCACCCAACGAAGGGTATCCACAAATACCAAAGCCCGGAATTGATTCTATCAGATTTTATTGATCTCCGATGTGACTATTACAAAAAACGCAAAGCACATCTCATCGACGTACTCCAGACGAAGAGTGAAATGTATGACAACCGCGCAAAGTTTGTCACTATGGTTATCGAGGGGGGTCTCATTGTTTTTAAAAAGAAGAAACAAGAACTCGAGAGGGAAATGGCAACAATCTTTACAAAAATGGACGGGTCATATGACTACCTTCTGAATATTAGGACGGTGGAATACACGGAGGAACGTGTCGCAACCCTCCTCAAAGAGTTGAAGCAAACGAAAAAGGAACTCGAGGTCTTACGATCAACGACCCCGATGACCATGTGGGAAAATGATATTAAAAATATATAAACAATAGATAAGTATGGGTGAAGCTGCAAAGATTTCTCTCAAGGCTATTGGAAAGCAGGATACATATCTTCTTTCCAAAGACCCAGATGATTCATTCTTTAATTACAAAGATTTAATAAGACATTCAGAATTTAGAAAATATCATAGAAGTCGTAACGTAGTGAATCCTGGTCAGGTGCCTAAATGGCCACTTGGGCAGACCCTAAAAGTTGAATTCAACCCAACCAATATGGGTGACCTATTGAGTAACATGTGGTTGAGTATTACTCTACCTGGTATCACCGATGGTAATTACGCAGATCAAATTGGGAGACATATCTTAAAAAGTGTTACAATGTTTGTGGATGATATAGAAGTTGAGAAATTACATGATGATTGGGGGATTATCTATGATGAGCTTTATTTAGAAATGTCTGAAAAGGTGGCTAACCGATTCCTGGTAAATAGAAACCTTGGGTATGATGCATCTGTTGGGGCGGAGGTCTTTGCTAGGAGTAGCACAGAAGTTGTTGTACCCCTACACTTCTTCTTTTCACGGAAGTATGCGAGTGATGAACACCCCACCAATAAACCGAATCGTCCATATTTTCCTATATGCTCTATTTACAAACAAAAGATTGTGTTTGAATTGGAATTCCATAACCAAGAATTTTTCACAAATACCACAGATACTCTCGAATTACAATCTTTCAATCTCGTCACAGAGGAAATTACATTGAGTGGTGAAGAACGGCAATACTTTGCTTCTAAACCTCACACCCTAACTACCGACCTTGTTAAAAAACACCCGGTCATCACAAGTGAGTTAAACAATGACAGTATAAAGAACAATCTTGTTCCATCTATACCAGTGAAGTGTTTTCATTGGTTCTTGAGAAATCAGAAGTTTGAGAATGCTGCGAGGAGTGTAGGTCTCGAACCAACCCTATTGGGGAAGATCATAGATGGTACAGCGGGTGAAGATAAATTTGGTAGAGCTGTGTCTATTTCTGGGGATGGAACCCGTTTGGCTATTGGTGGATCCCTAAATGACGCGGCTACAGAGGATACATCAGCCAATAGGGGTCATGTAAAAATATATGAATACAATGCAACTACCAGTTTGTGGGTCCAATTGGGTTCGGATATCGTGGGTACAACTGATCTAGATCAACTTGGGTTTTCCGTTTCCCTCTCAAATAATGGATCCCGTGTAGCGATTGGGTCTCCCCATAGTGCTTCAAATAAAGGTCACGTGGAAGTATATGACTACAGTGTGGGAAGTGGTTGGACACAAACGGGGAGTGATATCGTTGGTGCGACTGCCGGTATGCGGTATGGATACTCAGTAGATCTTTCTAGTGATGGTACCCACGTAGCTGTGGGTGCTCCATTTGATGACACCACTGCCACTGATTCTGGTCTTGTGAATGTGTATAAATATGCATCTAACTCGTGGACGAAGGTTGGTGCTGATATTGTTGGTGCCGCCACTCTACACAAATTGGGTACATCCGTTTCCCTTTCTAGTAATGGAATTATATTGGCAGTGGGAATTCCTGGAAATGGACAAGGTAGTGTCAAGTCATATGCACTAAGTAGTGGGAGTTGGGTAGCACGTGGATCGGAATTAATTGGGGAGGCTACCAGTGATAAGTTCGGTACATCTGTGTCATTATCCAGTAATGGTGCTAGGTTAGTTATAGGTGCCCCCGAAAACGGCACTGCTGGACATATCCGAATTTTCAGTTACAGTGGTAGTGCTTGGAGTCAAATGGGTACTGACATTGATGGTGCAGCTGCCGGGGATAAATTTGGTACATCTGTGTCATTCTCCGGTGACGGGACGAGGGTAGCCGTGGGTTCACCGGGATCTTCTTTTGGGGACGTGAAAGTGTATGTGTATAAAAATACTACATGGACTAAACTTGGTGAAACTCTCATTGGTGGTATAACAGGTGATAAATTCGGGTCATCTGTATCTCTTTCAACGACCGGATTGAGAATAGGGGTTGGACCCGATGTGACGACTGGTGACACTAGGGGTTATGCATACGCGTACGCTCTACAGACAAGTGAGGAGGAAAAGTTTCTCATGCACAATCGTTTCAACTTCTCTTCTAGTGAAAACTTTGATGAGAACACTACATTTTTCAATCCAGTGTTAGATACTGCACAATTTTTCATTTATGGAAACAAATTACCAAACGTTTCCAATACAAATCACAATTACTTCAAATATCTCGTCCCCCATAGGAATAGATTAGCTCGACCAATCAGGAATATTTATACATATAGCTTCTCGATGAATCCAATTAATGTGGAGCCCTCGGGAAACTTGGATTTCAGTAGTATAGAATCGGATAAAACCGTCTTTGAGGTGAAACTTGATACTACGAAGGTTGATATTACAAAAGACATATACACTCTACAAATGTATTACACTGGGTATTATACATTTAACTTTGAGAATGGATTCATGTCTGCCTCTTACTAAAGAGGGACCCCTTGTTAGTGCTAATATAATCAATAATATTGTTCTTGATACACCATTTGATGAAATTCAGCTGTGCCAGCGTTGTATGAATTTCTTGAGATGTCCCCGGTACGACGTATGGAAACTTTGCAGATCTGCAAAAGGGGTCAAACAGTTTTTTACTGTAACCATCCAAACTCGACTTATATGCACAATGAACGGTAAACAATTTACCGTCAGTGGTCGTGTACGTTGTGTTATTTTTTTTAGCGTAATTCGTGATAAACCATTCAAGGTTTCTCAGTGAAATACCGGTTGTTTTATCTAAAATGTTTAAAAGTTTAGTTCTATTCTTCTCTTCGTTATAAAAGTTGTTGATTGATGATAGTAGAATATCTGATTTACTCATTAGTAAATAATGAATTCATATCTCTAAATACATTTGAACGAATACAAGCTGGACAATCTGGAACAAAAACGCGTTCGGGACCATGGGTATGGGAATTCATACTGGAAATGTCTCTTTGACGAATAATCCTCCCTTGGGACACATGTTTTCCACAATATCCTTCATGAAGTCCCTTGAATGTGCATCTATGACCATCAGATTTAGTACCCTTACATGTCAATCCAGTGTAAACGTCGGGTACATCTCTAAGTAGCAGGTCGAGAGATATACCATGTTTTTTTGAGACGATTTCTGCATATTCGTTCACGATCTCGCTTATACGCAGTTTCAGTTCTTCATCGAATATGTGCATAATTTTATCATACGACGTCATTGCTTACTTCTATCTTGTTCGTATTTTTTAAATAGGTCTTCAATAGAATTAGCCTTCTCTAAATTAGACTTTAACCGTTGTTTAAGTTCTACGATTGTACCGTCAGATGCGAGGTTTCGATTTTTACACTCCTCCACAAGTTCACCCTTTTTCATACCACTAAATGTCGGTTCTTTCTTCTTTTTTGGGGGTTGATGTTGATTGATGATTTCACCGAATATTTCATCTTTCGTGTTTTCAAATAGGGGGTCTAGAAGATCACACACCGGGTTTAAAAACTTATTCTCGAAATAGTAGTGATAGTCTACTGGAATTTCATTTTCCGCAACGTATACGGGATCCTCTGATTTTTCGAAAGCTTTGGCTTTGGGATCACCCGTCTTTGTCAATATGTAAGGAACGCGGTCACCAGATTGTGGTTCAGACCCAGGTTTCCTCTCACGCATTTTACGAACCACTTGGACGTGTGCCTGGTTAATGTCATCAATTTGGGAACTCATAATCGATACTGGTACACCATTAACCTTGTAAGTGTCCGATAGACCTTGACTCAATATCAATTTTTCATTGGGTATATCACCAGATAATAACTCTATCGCACGCTCCCTCGCAAGTTCGAGGGGTGGTCCAGGGTCATTTGATGTCAATATAACATCTAGCAATTCCTTACACACTTCCCTCACGTGGGGTGTATTATCACGACGAACAACTTGGAGACCCTTGATGTCGATATAGTCCATGTTCATCTTCCCATCCTTACCCTTTGTCCAAAGTTTCGCGGCGTAACGTTTCTTTGAATAGAGGAAGTAGGGCCAGTACACCTTTTCAAGCTCCAGATTGTTGGGTTTTTTGAAAAGAGAGCTACATTCTTCTGCAGCGCGTTCTCCCAATTCCCAGCTATACTCGATAGCCTCCTCACCTTTACGATCACCGACATCAAACTCAACCATCACTGAATCTGTGTCACCATACCTCACCTTCGCACCCGGGAAATGTTCCTCTACGTACGCTTTGGTCTCCTCGATCATACTACGCCCTCGAGAAGTTGTTGTAGAGGCGATAGGTACACAGGGTAGAATACCCTTCCCAGCTCCAGTAAAACCGTACACAGAGTTCATAGAAATCTTGTACGCCAATTGTTTACCATTGTATACTTCTTTCATAGATCCAGTAGCAGCAGCCATATCCCGCTTAGCTTTTTTACGGAATTGTTTGAGTTCTAGGAGAATACTGGGTAAAAGACTTGGCACACCTTGGGCGAATTTATACGTTCTATCCCCAATTTTGAAGGTTTCATACACAATCCCAGGGATGTTACCATATCTCTTTTCATCCATCACGTATGTAGAGTAACATAGATTATCCGCCATCATGATAGAAGGGTACAAGGCTTCAAAATCGAGAGCTGTAATTGGTGTATAATATGCACCCTTTTGTGCATCGAGAACGGTCGCACCCTCATAAGGTTCCTCGGGTATAGCTCCATAACGAATCGTGGGTACCATAAACCCTAATTCCCTTGCCTTTTTTGTAAGCTGACTGAAAACCTTAATCTGCTGCCCCCTCTCTACAAGGAAACATAGGGGGACCCACGTCGCTTTAGCCATCTCCAATAAGTTCAAAAGTATACACATTTTCTTCATCAATTTATGTGGGAGTAACGTATCCTTGATACAATATTCAGCAACCTCCCCAAGTTTCACGGGATTCTCTTCTATGAAGCGGGCAAACATTTCTTTTGGGGGCATATCAATTTTCTGATCCCCGAGATACAACTTCGATACGTTATTCAAACTGTAGGAATCTAGTTTATACCCCTTCTTTACTTCGTGAAACATATCGAAAATGAAACGCCCCGACATTGGGAGTAGCTTCAGCATATTATCACCAAGTGCACTCGAACTGAGTTTTTTTAGAGAAAGTTCACAAGTCTGACTCTTCAATTTACCCAACTTGAAAAAATTCGGGTTACACCCCAGTAAGTGCGCTCGTTTATAAATGTATTGGAGATCGAACCCGAAAATATTCCAACCCGTTAAGATGTCGATATCCTTTTTTTGTACGTATTTTTGAAATGCTTCTAACATCGCCTTCTCGGTGTCAAAACTCACGACGTCCGGACCCTCTGTGTTCTTGTAGCATAGACACACCTTTTCATAAGGCTCATCTTCACCAAATTTACACAGTGAAACCGCGATTTGAAAGCAAGCATCCCCAATAACATCAGGATCTGGGAATTTTCCAGTGGAACTGTTACATTCTATATCAAATGATGCCACGACGAATGGGGCGATATCATCACGTTCAACTGGTTTGAGGGTGTTCCACTTGTTACAGTATAGATCTATATCCACATTAGAAAGATATGACCGGACACATTCATCCCCACTGTCAATCCAACCAGTCGATTGAATACCAGTTCGATGCATCAGGCGAAGTACAGGGTCCAGGTTGGACTCATACACTTTCAACTTGATCATACCAGTTGAGAGAGTTATAAAGTTCTTGAGGAAGTAATCCACACGCCGTCTCATGGACAAATTGCGGAAGTCAACTTTCATAAAACCAAACTCCTCATTGTTTTGAAATCCCCAGACATCTTTCGATTTCATCACAGAGTAAGATACCAAGGTTTCAGGACATTTTCTATCGATAACATCATAGATTTCTTGAATCATCTTCGGTGTAGCACCACGCGGGAGTTTGATGAAAAAGTAAGGTGTGAATGAGGTGGTCACACACACAGACGCGCCATTCTCCATCTTACCAAAAATACTCACCAAATGTTCTTCCTCCACATCGCGTGCTTCCCAAGTCAATGCCTGGAAAACTACCATCCCTTTTATGTATACAATGACCCAAAATTTTAATATCATTTATTAATAAATGTCAGCTGCTTTAATCGATCTTGTGTCGGTGGGTGCCCAGGATGTGTACATCACTGGTCAACCTGAAGTCAGCTTCTTCCGTCAAAACTACAAGCGACACACCAACTTCTCGATGAAGCCCGAGCGCATGGACTACATCGGTACATTCGCTGCCAACAACGAGGTTGCCATCCCTATTCGTTCCAAGGGTGATCTCATGAGCTATATTTGGATTGAGGCCACTGGTATTGCGGCAGTGCAAACCAACACCACGGGTCTATTCTCCCAAGATGCCGCCGGTCCCACCGAATTCAGTCTGTGGATTGGTGGCCAAAAGGTTAGCGAACTCGATTCCCTTTTCATCCAAGGTGTTCATAACCCCCTCTTGCGCGACTCAGCTGCGAAGGCGGCTTCCGCGGTTACTACAA